CCAACACCAAATCCAACACCAAATCCAACACCAAATCCAACACCAAATCCAACACCAAATCCAACACCAAATCCAACACCAAATCCAACACCAAATCCAACACCAAATCCAACACAGTATACTATAACATATGCATCGACCATCCCAAATGTTGTTTCATTATCTAAAACAGGACAATTTCCAGACAGCATAACAAAAGTGGCATGGGTCGAATATGATAGTGAGAATTCATATAAGATCATTGAGTTCAATGGCAGCAATGAACAACCTTATATCATTCAAGATGAACTGACACATCACCCCGTCGTTGATACAAATATGACTACAACATTGTGTATTGGTAGTAAAACCAACAACAGGGGAACAGTATTATATGATGTCAGTGACGATGTCATTAACATGAGTTACCCATCTTTTATAGGAACGCCCTATAACTGGATACAAATAGCATCAGGTAAAGATAAACACTTCGCAATTCATCATGATAGTTCATACTTTATATCTATTGGTCAACTAGATGAAACTAGAATCCTACTTACGAATACGATAGATATTAAGACACCATATAAACGCGATTCACAGTATACAACAAAGCGATTTTATTGGACTGATGATACATATAAAATATTATATATTAAATTGGGCGAAGTTGAAGAAGGGCTGATCGAGCCTTATGATTTGCCGAACCCAACTGGAGTAATAATTACAGCTACTGCATTTTATGCTGATCCAGACGACAACTATATATTGTATATATCACATGCCGACAGTAAGTTATATTATCTAAATCTAAATCTTGACCCGCCTGCTTCGACTCAATTAAACGTGTCATCCACGAATGTTAAAGTGTTTAATGTAAACCCCATTGCAAAATGTATAGTCGCAATAACAGATGATGATAAAATTTATTATTCAAATACAGTTACATCATCGTCGTCGTTCAACTTATTAACAGTGCCATCCGTGTTAACCGTTGAAAAAATAAATACGATTACACAAATAACTTTATCAGGCAGTGTTCCATCTAATCAACAATTTTATGCGTTTGCAAAGAGTGAATCCGTCTTATATAGGGGAGAAATAAATGCCCCGGTGCCAACTCCTACACCATCCCCACCGACACCATCTACTGTTTCAATCTCAGAACTTAGTATAGTAGATAATGTCATAACTATTACGTACACACCATCGATAATAGCAGCACCGACAGCAGCGCCGACAGGACCACCGACAGCAGCGCCTACAGCAGCACCGACAGCAGCACCGACAGCAGCACCGGCACCAATTCCGGCAACGCAAAACATGCGAGAGCTAGTAACCCAGTATTTTGACACTACAACAACCCACCAAGGTGTAATAGACAAATATGGGACTATAGACAAATGGGATACTAGTAATGTTACAAATATGAATAATATGTGTGGTAATGTTCCAACATTTAATGAAAACATATCAGGGTGGAATACAAGTAGTGTTAAATTTATGGAAGGAACATTTAACGGTGCTACATTATTTAATCACAACATCTCAGGATGGGATGTTGGTAAAGTTACTAATATGTCTGTAATGTTCCATAATGCAATAGCATTTAATCAATCCCTAGCATCATGGAATGTTAGCAACGTTAAAAATATGGGTTATATGTTCAGAGTTGCAAAAACATTTAATAAACCCATAGTATCATGGGATGTTAACAAAGTTACAAATATGGAACGAATGTTCGACGGGGCTACAGTATTTAATGAAGACATATCGGGATGGGGTGTTGGTAATGTTACTCTTATGAATCATATGTTCAATAATGCAATAGCATTTAATCAAAACATATCGGAGTGGGATGTTAGCAAAGTTACAAATATGGATTCGATGTTTAATAGTGCTACAGTATTTAATCAAAACATATCGGGGTGGGATGTTAGCAACGTTGCAAATATGGAGAGGATGTTCAATAATGCAATAGCATTTAATCAATCCCTAACATCATGGAATGTTAGTAACGTTACAAATGCCATTCGTTTTGGCACTGGTTCACCTCTATGCCCTGGTACAGATACTAATGCTAAAACTCCTGATTTTAAGAACCCCTCGGTGGGAAACTCGTCAATATGTCAACTTTAATATTATTGACATTTCAGTGACGTTACCTTCATTATATAACAAATCATTTGTTAAATAAATATAAATATTAAATACATTTATATAATAATGATATCAGTTATCACTATTACAAATAAACAAGACGACCATATATATAGAAACATATTTACTAACTATATTAATCAATCTTATACAGATAAAGAACTTATACTTATTATAAATAGGGATAATGCAGACACCTTTTATAGACATCGGCAATATAAAAATATCGATATTTATAAAAACATCCTCGATGAAATATTAGTTGAACGGAATATAAATAAACAAACACAGGAGTTAATTAAAAATACTATTAAAATCTATAAATTCCCATTAAATTCCCTGGGCGACTGTTTGAATAAGAGTGCTTTATTGGCACGTGGCAAATATTGGTGTAAATGCGACGATGATGATAAATACGGTAGTAAATATCTTGAAAATAGTATTTTGTATCTAATAAAAAGCGGTGCTGATATTGTCGGTAAAAGGCGTGTATTTGTCGAAGATAAACAGACAAAATCTCTTTATCTAACAAACACTGATAAACCACAAACACATAAAATGACAAGTTTTATAAGAGGTCCTACATTTTTTTGTAAAAGAACACTGGTGTTAGAACTACAGTTTCCACCTATAAATACAGGTGAAGACACTGAGTTTTTACGCCGATGTATTAAGGCAAGCCGACAAATATATACAACAGATGAAAATGATTTTGTATATATTCGAAATAGTGAAATAGGACAAACATCGACACTGTCCTTAAAAAAAATATTGGGAAATAATTATACGAAGTTGAATTGATATCCAATATTAATATCTATCAACATGTCCCCTCATATCAGGGTATTGATCGGGTCGTTCAATTTTATTCGGTTCCGGTAGTGGTTGTATATCAACTTCTTTAATTTCAACATTAGTTGGTGTTTGTATATTACATGTAGGGCATATAATATACCCCTCTGAGATAGAACCAATACAATGATATTGTTTTGTTATAATCTTTCGAATAGACATATTTCTAAATAAATGATTCATTTATATATATTATATTATATATAATTGATTGAACAAAATGGGTAATAAAGTTATAGATGCAACCGATATGATTAACAATCATCCGGGTGGCAATGTTTCTTTAATAACTAAAAAAGGAATTGATATAACAAATGACTATAAGTTTCATAGTCCCGGAACACAAAGATATATTCGCGGACTAGTTGTCGGTATTATATGAACACATAAACATATATATAACTAATGTCATATTATTCTTATAAATATGAAAATAATTAATGATACTATACATGGGCAAATTGCTATGAGTGAGATTGCTATGAAAATTATAGATACCCCCGAATTTCAACGTCTCAGATCTATTAAACAATTGGGTGCATGTAATTATGTTTTTCCTACTGCTACACATACTCGATTTGAGCATTCAATCGGAGTAGCACATTTAGGCAAGGAATTCTTAACGAGATTAGTGTTAAATAGTAATAGTGATAAGAATCCGATTAAAGTGACCGCAAATGACTATCTAATGGTTGAACTGGCCGGATTATGCCACGACATTGGTCATGGTCCGTTTAGTCACACATTTGATAGTGATTTCTTGGTTCGTCGGTTCGAACTAAATAGTAGCGACGATGAACTTATGATTGGTCAATTATACAACACCCACGAAAATAGGTCGTGTTTATTATTACGACATATTAATACAAAATATGATATTGGTTTATTGGAAGAACAACTCGCCATTATATGCGAAATGATTGTTCCAACTAAAAAAAACAAATCATTCATATATGCAATTATATCAAATCAGTTAAATTCACTTGATGTAGATAAGATTGATTATATACAGCGTGATATATATATGATTGGTTTAGAATATGGATTTAAACACAGTAGAATGTTTACAATGGCAAAAGTAATAGATGATGAAATATGTTATCACCGGAAAGAAGCATTTAATATTAATGAATTCTTTCGTCTTAGATATAACCTACATAAACGAGTGTATACTCATAATGTTGTCCGTTCATATGAATATATGATATCTGATATTTTACATATGATTGACCCGTATTTGAAAATATCAAATAGTATTAATAATCCGGAAGAGTTTTGTAAGATTACAGATTCTATTATTGAGTTGATTCCATTCTTACCACATCTAGATAATATTGATGAATTAACATTGCTTTTAAACAGATTGAAAACACGTGACATATACAAATGTGTTGCAGAAGTTAATATATACGACACCGATTTATTTGAAATGTGTAAAATGAATTTATTATTCGAAATTAAGAAAGATGATATATTAAATCTTTCAAAATATTTGATTATAGATGAAATAAAGATTGGACTAACTAGTGGAGTTAAACACCCTATTGAAAATATCCGGTTTTATGACAGTAAAAATGATAATATTCGAATTAATCCACAAGAACTATCTATATTCAAGAATACATTTAATAATGAACACATTGTGCGGTTTTATATAAAAGATATGTCTTATTATGAAAAACTAATATCATATATTGATAATTTCAAGAAGAATTTTATGACAAAAAATAATTATGTTTATTTGTAATACTATAAACAAATCTTGTCACATGGTAGTTTCATCTTATGTACTTTTAAATGTATACAATATCGGTCTACACCTTGTTTATCAACTGTCTGAATATATATTTTATAATATACAATACGAGCCTCTAATAATTTACAACATTCTATTAAATTATATAGTGTTATATTCAAATCGGATTTTAATATACCTGTTGTATCTCCTTTGTCTGTTACACCTAAATAATATTCAGCATATCCACCTCCCTCGGTTAGTCTAAATAATAGTTGCGTGGTAAGTTGATGTATCTTGTGTTGTGATATATCACATAATTTCCACTTATATTCGATATTGCCAGCATTATCTTCTGGCAATAAATGGTTTAACGTAGTCATATATAGTATACTACTATATAGTTTTATATAAAAATCGATGCATATTTTTATATAAATGAAATAAACTGATCCATATGTCCGTAGTTTGGATCGGCGACAAGGAGGCCATCGGCATCATCAACGAAACGATCCACGGCGACGACGAGTGTTCCTACAAATTAGGGTTTCTGGTGGGTGACATCAAGCGGAAAAACCCGCTTAAAACCACGTTCTTTCGGGATCAAGTAGCCGTGCGTTACGCTGTGATCGCCGCCGAAAATACAATCAACGTTATACCCGACTGGTATTTCAAAAAGATTGGCTTTTACGACTACTTGAAACAGTAGGACCGACTACTTTCACTGGTTGAACACCACGCCCAACGCTCTTTGGATCTTCATCTTTACCCTGTTATCCGGCATAGCCTTACACGACTCGTAATCGTTTATAATCTTAACAGAAACGTTAATCTTCAACGCTAGTTCTTTTTGCGACATTTTATTGTTTAGACGTGCCGATTGAATTTGTCTAGATAGAGACAATGATATTTTTTTTATATCAAATGCCTCTGTTTCATTATCGATTTTATGTAGTTTCTGCATATTCGTATTACTAATTGAATTACTTACTACACGTTGTGTTGTTTTATAATTAGACCTACGTATATCATCATTCGTTAATGTAACGGATTGTTTCTTTTTAAAAACAACAGTATTCCAATCTTGATGTGACATAATATACTATATATTATATTATGTTTTAATATTTAAAACATAATGTCTATTTATTTTTATTATTGTCGTTGAACTTTGTCGGTTTATTTACATTACGCAACCACGGCGAGTCTTTTTCGAACATGTCTCTAAATGTCGACGTTAAGTGTGGTTCTTTACGTTGTTGTTGGGCAAATGTTTGTGGTATATATCTATATTGAACCTTTGGTGCTGGACAGTGTTGATTACTCTTGACGACACCTATTGTTATAAAAACAAACCCGATTAACATTAATAAAAAAACAAGTGATTTCATATAATGTATATTATAAATAAATTCTACTATATATACTGTACGTATACGATGAAATAAAACTATATAAAATTGAAATAATTTTTATATAGTTTTATACATTCAACTACCTACAAAATGCCATCTATATTTGGAAATAATAGTTCCAGCAAAAGCTGGTCCATGTTCAACAGTAATTCTAGCATGTCAAAAACACGCACCAACACTATAAATAGTGAGCAGTTGGACGACGTGTTACTTAGTTCGACCTATAAAACAGGCAAGAAATCAAAATAACACAACTCGACAAACTCACTCGCTAGAACACTCAATAGAACACTCAATAGAACACTCAATAGAACACTCAATAGAACACTCAATAGAACACTCAATAGAACAATGGAATTAATAGAACTTAATATGTGTTATCTTTTTATTAGCATATTTAAGTTCAAATGAATCACTCCCATATAAATTATTAAGAAACTTACCAGGGTCAATATTAACAACACTTAGGTGCTTGTTCCATAATTTTATAAAATCACTATATTTAATGAACTTGTCTTTAGGTAATTCATGTATAACTCTATTTAATTTCATTTTAATAGTCATTAACTCAACAGATTGTCTATTACTCTTTTTGACTTGAAATAATATAAAGTTATTAAAGTTACTAATCTTTTCAATATTACCCATTAATATATCAATACCTATTATGTTACCAATAGTTGATGTTTTAACTTTAACAATCCTCGGCCAATATTCCATAAAATATAGAACATCATCTAAATTGTGACCCCAATTTGTTTTATCAAAAAATTTACAGAATAATTCTAATATATCATCTCTTTTCATATACACCTTCCCTTTTTTCAAATCCATAATGAATGAATTATACTTATTCATTAACAACTTATTATTATTTAGTTTCAACATAAATCCATTATCCCAACTGCGTCTATTTATATCTGGTAATAAAGATGCTTGTTTATACCGAGTCTTCAATAACAAGAATGGAATATCACCTTTATTATTCTTATCAAATAATTCTTTATTGATAACCTTGAATATGTTATATGCCATTAGAGATTTTGTTTTTATTCTAAGATTAAGAGCAGTTCTTAATGCATCTATATATTCAACATCTAATATTGTTCGCCATCCATTCATCATTATATCCTGCAATGCTTTAATCCACACCTTATTATTATTAACAAACTTAATTGTTTTATGGTGTATGCTATTTTCTGCAACATAAACCATTATACGTAATAATCTAAGTAATTCATCGTGATTAAATTCATCAAATATTCTAAACTCCATCCCGTTTGGTTTATCCATTGCAGCACCCGATATACGTTCAGTTGGATCAGCTGGATCCGGTCCGAATGTGCGGAAATCACTACTTAGAGTTGTTATACCACCCTCTTTAATAGCATATGGACTTGGTTTAATACACGGTTTTAATTTACTATTTTCGTGAAAATCAAAATTATCTCGCCAATGTGTATTAATATTCGCATATCGACCAATACCTTTTTTGAAATTCTTAACATTACTACCCGCGAAATTACCCCATGCTACTCTTAATACTCTAAATGAACCACGTGCCCTGCGTTCTAATGTTCCTACTGCTTTATCGTCGCATGAGAAAAATGCTGTTAAAAGTAATGGTTCTAACCATTGCATTTGATTTGCGAAATTAATGTGCATGTCTCTAAATTGGGTAGTTGTTGTTTTTGATGTATAAGGCATCGTCATTGTTACGTGATAACTACCAGTATATTCGGGGTGTGGTTTACCGTTGAACAATACATAATTACTCATACCGAATGGAAATGAATTAAGTTCACCTCTCTTTAATATCTGTTTTTGAACTCTCTTGTCTTTTTCTAATATTTCTAAAAAATCATCGTGGAGATTCATTAATTCATCCCAATATGCCTCAATTGGTTTAATACCATTTCGAATCGACGAAAATGGTTCAGTTGTTATAAATTCAGGCATTAAATATGGTGCTTTTTTCAATACATCAACACCATTACATTTCCGCCCAGTCTTTTCAAACGGAACTTTAGATTGAATAAATGTTTTTTGACTGTGTTTCAGTGAAATCTTGCCTTTTGCTTCATCTTTTAGTATGTTATTTACCGCAGTTTCACTGTCAAATAAGTCAAATGCTTTCAAGTTTGATTTTTGGTTATCAAAATATTTATTATAATTCCAATGAAATAAATGTGTTTCATGTTCTAACCCAAATCCCCATTTATGTGATTGTAATCTTTTAACACGTTTATCTTTCATCATGTTATTATATAGTTTTTCGTATGCCATAATACTTTCCGGATTTCGTGTCATATAACTGGCAGATGTTGGTCGTGGTTGAACCCTCCCACCTATTTTTTTAGTAGGATTTGATATCTTTTTTTTTCTAATTAATTTGGACATTTTATGTGATTTATCTATCATATAATATAATTAAATATAATATATTCACGCGATTAGAAGTTTTATATATATAATGTAGTAAATAATAACTAGATATGGATATAAACAGGTGATAGAATACCAGATTAATAAATTCTAAAGAGACTAAGTATATATATAATTATTAATAAATATTCATAATATATATGACCACTTCATCAATCTGTTTAAATATGATTGTCAAAGATGAATCACATATTATTGAGAAAACACTTAATAATATTATTTCACAAATTCCGATAACATATTGGATTATATCAGATACAGGGTCGAGTGACAATACACGCGAAATTATAACGGATTTTTTTAAAGAGAAAAATATACCGGGTGAACTATTAAATGACGAATGGAAAGATTTTTCTCATAATAGAACAATTGCTCTAAATTATGCATTTAATAAAACGGATTATCTTTTTTTCTTTGATGCCGATGATTACATTCATGGAAATATAGAATTGCCAGCGAAATTGACAGAAGATATTTATTTATTACAATTTGGTGGTAATATAGAATATACAAGACCATTATTGGTATCAAATAGGATAAAATGGAAATATGTAGGAGTCTTACACGAATTATTAGTAAATATTGGACCCATAAATAAAACAATAGGTATAAATGGGAAATATTGGATTCAGTCTGGGAGAACAGGTTCTCGTAATTTAAATCCTAATAAATATAGGGATGATGGATTAACATTAGAAAAAGCGTTTGAGAATGAAAAGGATGATACAAATTTAAGAGATAGATACGCATACTATGCTGGACAAAGTTTTAAAGATGCTGGTATGTATGAGAAGGCGACCGAATGGTTTGAGAAATCATTATATTTAAATATAGGATTGCAATACAAATATATAACATGTATATATTTGGGAGATTGTTATAGTAAACTTGATAATGTTGAGAAATCTATGATTTTTTGGGCAAAATCACACGAATTTGATAAGAAACGATTAGAAGGTATAGTTCGGATAATGCAGTATTATTATAATAAAGGAATTCATTTCATGGTAGTCTCATTATATGAAAAGTTTAAAAACATTGGAACAGTGGATATCACAACTGCATTGTTTCATAACAATATGGTTTATTCTGAATTTAATTATTATAACCAGATTAGTGGGTATTATGCAGATGGTCATAAATCAGCATATGATAGTTGTAAATATTTATGTTTAAATGATACACTCGTTAAGTGGAGAGAAAATGCCATCGATAATATGGCATTCTATAAAGAACATTTCGATAATGACGAATTAAATACAGAATTTATTAAATTCTTTATTGATTACTTACATAAATCTACTAATAATGAGAAAAGGGCAAAAGTTTGGAAATATTCGAAAGATTTAATTCAAAAACATCATCCCGAGATATATAATAGTATAGAACAATCATTCGTCAATAATATTAAAAAAGACAAACAGTATAATAGAAGCAATAAAATATTAATTTACACGGGTTTCATGGACCAACTTTGGAATAATACAATAGTAAAGACTAAATCAATTGGAGGAGCAGAACGAGCCGTTGCGTATTTGACAAGATATTTACCGAAAGATTATGAAATATTTATTAGTGGCGATGTTGCGGATGAAGTTGTGGATAATATAACGTATATTCATCGCAATAAATTACAACAATTATTAGATACTGTAGAATTTCACACTATAATTGTTTCTCGGTATGTTTCATTTTTCTTAATGTATCCACGATTTACTTGTTATAAATTATTTATATCGGCACATGATAGTACTGGGTTTATTAATGGTGTTTCTGAAAAGTCTGTATCTTCGATAATTGATAATAATAATAATCTAGTCGATGGAGTAATTTGTTTAACAAACTGGCATAAATCAAATATACTTGAAAAACATCCTATATTAAGTAATAAAATCCATATTATTAATAATGGTATATTACCTGAACTTTTCGATACTACACTCGTTAAAATCAAGAACAAATTTGTTTGGACATCTTGTAGTTATAGAGGATTAATTCTATTAGCAAAACTATGGCCACTCTTATTAGAAAAGATACCAGATGCAACATTGGATATTTCTTCATATAATGCTTTCCCATCACATGCGTGTGATCAGGAAATTCTTGAAATTATTAATAAACATGATAGTATAACACACCGAGGTAGATTAAATACTGAACAGTTGTATGATTTGATTTCAAATGCAGAATATTGGTTATATACAAATACCTTTCCAGAAACTAGCTGTATTACCGGAATGGAGATGTTGATGAGTAGGGTGATTTGTTTATATTACCCACTTGCTGGATTAGTTGATACTGTAGGTGATTATGGAATTAAAGTATCGCCTGGAACTGAGATTGATACAATTTTGTCATTAACAGAAGAAACGAAGGATGAAATGCGTCAAAAAGGCATGGAGTATGCCAAGACGTGTTCTTGGAAGAATAGAGCAACTGAATGGTCAAATGTGTTGATGTTGACGAAAAAGAAATGGATTTTTTATATAAGTAAGTCATTCGAAGGAAAAATGATAGAAGAATATATAAACAATCAAACAAATGGCGAATATAAAGTTGAGTTAACAAATAATAGAGACTATATAATAGATATTAATCCGGATAGATTAACATTTATATATGAAATATTTGATGAAAATATATTTACTGAATTAAAAAATACTACATTTGGATATTTAAATACTGAACCATTGAATTTACCAAATAGAATAAATACGGTGATAAATATTTTAAATAAATTTCCCCAGTTGGAATATTTTGATTATAGTAACTCTAATTTAAAAATTTTAAAAGAAAATAATATAGATATACAAAATAAAATATATTTATCTTACATGTCTAATAAAAATGATTTAGATGTATTAACAAATTTATTGGTGAAATCTGCACCCAAGTTATATGATTTTGGAATTATTAAAACGTTGGGTGGTGTTGTTACAGAAAGAAGACAACTAGTTATTGATTTCCTATTAAAAAATAATTTTACATTAAATATTATAGAAGGATGGGGTCTCGATAGAGATACCGAATTATCAAAATGTAGAATAATACTTAATATTCATGGAAATTTAAATACTAATGTTAGTAATATTTTTGAACATATTCGGTGTGATCGTTTATTAGAATCTGGATTCAATATTTTATCAGAAACATCATATGAATTGGATGAAGAGTTTATTAATAAATATGATAATTTAAAATTAATCGAATATAATGATTTCTTTAAAATTGATAATATTGTGGAAATATATAATAATTGGTTGCCAAATAAACTTCATAATAATTATGTATTAAACATTTTAAAAAATACACATATAAGATTAGATATTCCTCGAGATCATATTAATTTTATAACTAAACTTATAGAAATATATAATCCAAAAGTAATTTATGATATGGGGTCCAGTGTTTTGCATTGGTCACAACATGCATATAAATTATGGAATAATAGTGATATTTATTTATTTGATGCTATGAGTGAAATGAAATTGTTTTACGATGATTATTCCAAAATAAATAATGTAAAACTTAATTATAATATTGGAGTTTTATGTGATGAAGATTTTAAAAGAATTAGTTTTTATCAAAATAACGAACTATCTGGTGGGAATTCTTATTATAAAGAAATTGGACATCCTGAATCGCACAATATTTTTAATGAGAATAACATTAAACATAAGATAGGAATGACACTAGAAACAATTGTTAAAAACAAAAACATACCATTGCCAGATTTAATTAAAATAGATGTTCAAGGGGCAGAATTAGATATATTAAAGGGTTCTATGAGTGTAATTAACCATGCCAAATTTCTTATAGTTGAACTACAACATACAGAATACAACAAGGGAGCCCCTCTGTGTAATATAACTCGTGACTTTTTAATCGAAAATGGTTGGAACGTATATGCCGAGAAATTCTGTAATAACGGACCTGATGCCGATTGGTGTTTTATTAATACGAAACATGTAGTTGGAAATGATAATTCCAAAATTGTAGAAAAAATTAAGAGAGAGTTTCATTTAAATTTACACATTGTAAAACAACAACTAAACATAATCGATTGTTTTATATTCTATAACGAATTAGATTTATTAAAATATCGTTTGAATATACTGAATGACGTGGTTGATTATTTTGTATTGGTAGAGTCTAGACATACTTTTGTTGGTAAAGAAAAACCATTATTTTATCAAGATAATAAGGAATTATTTGCGGAATTCAATCATAAAATTATACATATTATTGTAGATGATTTCCCTCACAAATTTCCAAATATAGATTTTGTAAAAGAAGAACAATGGATCAATGAAAAATTTCAGCGTAATTGTATTTCAAGAGGAATTGACAAATTACATTTACACGATAACGATGTGGTTATATTGTCGGATGTTGATGAAATACCAAGAATAAATTTATTAAAAAGTATAAAATCGAATGAAATAAAGATAAATGAAGTACATACATTACAAATGGATTTTTATTATTATAATTTACATTCAAAAATGGATCATTATACTGATGTTGTGAGAATATTACCATATCGTATATATAAACAACTTGAAATGACTATTGATGATATTAGATTCAAATATCACAAAAAAATTATAAATAATGCTGGATGGCATTTAAGTTATTTCGGAGATGGAAATTTCATAAAAAATAAGATTGAAAACTTTGCTCATCAAGAATTAAATATAGAATTATTTACAAATAAAGACAATATAGAAAATAGAATTAAGAATAACAAAGACTTGTTTGATAGACCAACTAATATAATTTATATCGAGATTGAAGATAATAATAATCTGCCCCCACAATATGACAATTATTTGACAAAATTTTATAAACCAAATATAAATAAATAATTGGTTAACTCACTTATATAAATTCACTTATATTTCAAATAATTCATAAAAATCTGCAATAGAATCCCGTGTTAAATAGTTTGTATAATTAAGTAACCATGTTTTACCATAAACACCCTTGTCAAATATATCATACCCGTGTTTTATAGCAATTTGTTCCATAAATTCAGGTCGCATGTTAACTATATTATCATTATATATATGTATTCTAGCACTATGAAATGATTCACCACTACAAAGGTGTTTGATTTCTCCTTCCGTTTTAATTTTATTAAACAACATTTCAACAGCTGGTTTTGTAAGATATTTAACCGTCGTTTTATCATTATAATTTTTTGCTTGTATAGCTATTTTCTTATTATCTTTATGGACAATTAAATCAACCCCACCATCACCAGTACCACCAGTGTGAATTGTATTATATCCTTCATTTTGATAAATGATTTTAAGAACTTTCTCAAATAAAATACCATCTCTCCCATGGCCATTTTTTGTTTCTATTAAACGACTGTTTATCTTATTTCTTATAATCCCAATATCATATTTTAATTGAACCGTATTATTTGATAATCCTCTCTTTATATGAAACAAACATGGTTTCATATGATTTAGTATTCTATTGGAAATCATATTAATTTATAAATATTAAATCAATTTTTGTTATATTTATATATGGATTGTGTATAACAACGTATATTATTCATATATCTTATTTACAGTAAGTTTTGGACCTCTCTTATTTTTTGAATAATCATTTATATCAATATGGGTTTCACCATCATCGTCTATTTGTGTATTATCAGTGTAGTTTGAGTTATTATATTCCCAAACACTATCAGGTCCTATGCGGAAATTGTCGTGTTTGTCTGCCTTATACCAAAATACTTGATCTTCAATCTTATTACTATTCGCATTATTACATATAACGAGACATTCGAAATTTTCGGTACATTGATCCATTGTGGTACAAAACATATCAAATGTAGGAAACATACCGGCATAATGTTCATATATACGTTTACGATTAGAAACAATATTCTCACGCAGTATGAAAACATAATCAATGTTTGTCCGCAAATTAGGTGGTATTCCCAATGCGAACTGCATTGTCAATAAGAATAGAATATTAAAATGCCGCCCATTCATAAAAACTGCTCTAATATTCTTGTCCTTCTGCCATGTATTATCATATAGACAATCATCTAATATAAGGAACGTTCTAATATCTAGATTATTAGTTGTATCGTTATTAACAACATTCTTCAACTTTTTCTGTCTCTTGATTATGTTTGATGTTATTTCAGGGGCGTATTCGTCGTGAATGAAAATAGGAGGGACGATATTTGAATAAAATTTATTTGCCATTTCAGTCGGTGATATAACAGTTCCAACTGGAATATCTTGATGGTAATATAATAAGTCTTTTGTTAAAAAAGATTTACCAGTGTTACGTTTTCCAATTAAAACGACGACACTATCATCTTGAATTGAAGACATATCAAATCTTTTTAACTGTAAGTTCATTACTAATATAATATAATTTAATTCAATCTGTAATCCGCAGATACTTCATTATCATATTTATAGTCCATCCATATGCGAACCAATTCCAGTATACCAGTCTAACCCATTCATACCGATTACATCGGCAAAATTTGCTGCTACAGTATTATCACCTGTTCCGCATTGATGATACATCGCCCATGTACCAATCCCACCTATATCTGGATTCTCAGTAAGCACATTTATAATATTTTGAACAGGGACAACTCCATCTTCTGGTCTGTCTGGTCTGTCTTCTGGTCTGTCTGCTCCTCGTCCTGTATTAGACCAAGTCTTAAACCCAAGAATAAATTTATTCATCAACGGTTTATTGTCAAATTTTAAACAATTATTACATTGTCCAAATATGAAATTCTGCGGCAGTTGGTTTGCATCTCCTCTTTCAACACAATCAGTTGACCATCCTGCAGATATCCCGTATTGTTCAAAATAATTAATATATGAATTCGTATTTTGCTCCCATACATTCCAATCCCAGTCATTTTGTGGACACATTCCAGCAATTGATCCGTCTCCACCGTGAAATGAAGCTGTTGTATAACAATTCCCTTGATACCACTGAGGCATAATAGCATCAAAATAATCTAGATTATCAAATATATTTGGAAATGCTGATTCACCTGTTCCAATATGAAATTGTGCGGCAGTTGGTGCCGCACTAACAATAAATCCAGCAGTTTTAAACGCCTTTGCTATTTCAACAAATGAATTTGGTTTTATCGAACCATCAAACTCATTTTTTTCGAAATCTAAATCTATCCCATCTAAAAACGATACGCCGTTTTTAGTAAATAAAGTACTTCTTAATGTAATAAAACTTGATACCATTGTATCAATAACAGTAGAACTTAATTGATATGGTGGATTTGGTCTACTTTCCCCTCCAAAACTTAAAGATATAACACCACCATCTCGATGAAAATTATATAATATATCTAACAATTGCTGATTAAAACAATCTCCGGATTTATTACAGCAATCCCCTTTAAGTAATGACTCTTTATTAATTGTACCATCCGTCCAATCCACTGACCCAAATCCAATAAATAACCAATTTATTTTTGAGTCAATCAATTGAGTATTTGTACAATGACCACTCGGAGTGGTACCGTTCATACCAGGACAAAAGTATGTTAAAAAAACTTTACCTTTATTTGGAGAATTTGGGTGGTTTCTTGGATAATTTATATTTGAATCGATCCGAACGAATATATGGGGGTTATGTCCTGGGTGCGGACTACATCCAGGCGGAGGAACAGGAGTAGGAACAGGAGTAGGTCCACCACCTGTCGTATAATCAATCAATATGTTATTTCCTACTATTTGTAATCCAGTTATTTGTGCTGACATTGTATATAATATATAATATATAATAATGGATTCCGTCGCAATATTCACAATGTGTAAAAACGAGAAACATCTATTATCTAAAATAAAACAAACCGGCTTAAAAATCCGGTAAATGTGCCACTATTTCAGGCACCGCTTCACCTCCAGTTTGAATTGAATCGGACACACCTTGGGTGAGTTTAGTAAAATCGACTTTGTTAAAAGTCTTTTTCTTCAATGGTGTGGTTGATTGAACGGGACAACCCATATGGTAATAACAGTATATAACAGCATTAGATGAAATGAACGATACAATAAACACCTTTAAATAATACATCTTATCAATGTAATTTTCAGGATCAGACGAATCAATCATATATATACAAATCGTTATAATAGAAGCAATAATAAGTGATGGTATAACAGGGAACGATAATACAGTAGATAACATTTTATTTAACAAATAAAATAATTATTTAATGTAAACTTGTCAAAAAAACTTGTCAAATAAACTTGTCAAATAAACTTGTCAAAAAACTTGTCAAATAAACTTGTCAAAAAACTTGTCAAATAAACTTGTCAAAAAAATTGTCTAAACTAATCGAATTCCGTCGATTGTTTCTATATTATTTGAAATATTAGTTCTATATATAAATCCTTTATCATTAACCAGGTTATACATATTATATATAAGATGAGTATGATAAATACCATTTGCATTCATAAAATGACCACTTTCAGTTATTATATCTAATCCGCCTAATGTGCCATGTGTCCACGATGTTTTAGAATCGGTATATCGCTGAAATAATACACATATATATGTCTTTTTTTTACAATACCTATTATCATTATCATTTTTGATTCGAAGTGTTATAAATGGTCGACCCCATCCATCAATTCCTCTCATCATTTTATCAGAAACACTATCTACATCAATGTTATCTATATAACCAGTACTACCTAAAAATTTTTTATTCCATTCTAAAATCGGATATTCTAACATTTGTCCAATACCACCGATTAAATTAATAATCTTATTATTATATAACTCACATAAATAATCTTTTAATTCTGTTATGTTATCTTTTTCATTCTGTAATAACGTTTTATAATAAGTACATGTTTTATAAATCATCATTGTTGCTATAGACGAGTTATAACGATGTATTATGGTATATATGTGTTTTGATAAATAGTTCATAATATGTATATATGAAAAACTGTTTATATATTATAATTCGACAAAACACATGGACTATGTCTATCGAATCGAGCGGTGGACACCACGTCGAGTGCGACTAGCTGGAGACATTAGTTGTGGGTTACGTGGAGATGTATCCACGCGATCTCAGGGTGTGGTCGCCCACGAGCATGCACAGGACATGGTTGAGACGGGAGGCGTTGTCGTCTCCAGTGATCGCGCGAACGACCCGGTAGAGGCGGTCCGCGGCGACGTGTGTATCGGGGACTTCATCATCCCAGATACAGTATTCCAACATGCACAGCATGTTGTCCTCACTCATCTCGGGGCAGACCCCTTGAAGGGTCGTCCATGTGGCACCCATCTGCTGAGTGAACTGCATTTCAACAATTTAGAATATTATAATAATTTACCGTCGGATTTTTATAATATATAAAGATTTGACGTGGTAAATATAGAATGTTAAACATAATTTTTTTTTATCTACTTATATGTCAGTCACTTATATGTCAATCCACGAGTAAGCAATATGATTTAATAGAAGAATTGACACTTGAAAATTTAAACTATGTTATGGTAGATGGTGAAATAGAACCAATCATGGCAAATGAAGTTATTTTAAATATGTTTGATAAAGAAGAAGAATTTTATCTATATATTAACTCAAATGGAGGAGACGTCGAGAGTGGTTTAAAAATAGTTAAAATGATGAACTATTTACAGTATAATAATATAAATATCATATGTATAGCACATAAAGCATTCTCAATGGCATTTCATATATATCAACATTGTACAGAACGATTGCTAACACAACATACTATATTGATGCAACATGAAATGATTGTACATATCAATAATAATTTAGAAAATACACAGGAACAATTGAATAAATTTATTAGATGGAATAATATAATTAATACATTTGACAGCGAACGACTTAAAATGGATAAAGATGTTTTTATAACAAATTTGAAGAAGGAAATATGGTTGAGTGGTAATGATATCATTCTACACAATGCCGGAGATCGAAAAATTATATTGAAATAGCATTCAATCTACCAGATTTACATTATTTTATATAATATATTATATAAAATGACAAATATAAGTATTATTATCGAAGTATTATCATATGTTTTACCATATTCAAATGAAATAGCGAATATATTAACATCATCGGGTATAGAAACATTTAAAGACCTATACAAACAATGCATAGATAAATATTTAGTACCGCAAAATATTTTAAAATCAATATCTCCCTCGAAAATATGTAATCAGCACGATATTATTAGTAAAATTATATTTGACATAATCTCATTTGTTGGTATTATTATATATATATCAAAGAATGCTATCCAATTCGGTTATTTAACAGGGATATTAAATGGAATTAATATTATTTTATTTTCTTTTATACTCCCCAATCTTTATATGTTCAGGGTAATTAGAATTATAAAAAAATATTTCAAATTTAAAAATAAATACATTACTATTTTAATAGGACTCGGGTTAGTTGGTATATTAATCGCATGTACAATATTATTCGAATTTATCATATATTCATATGCGGCACATGTTAAGATTGATCCTGAATTAGAAAAATATATATACCCTAGGTAAAGTTTTTAAAAAAATACAAATTGTTTATGTTCACTACTCTTTGTGTTTACGGGGGTCTCAACCGGAGTATCTTTTATGACAATAGTCTCGGGTGATTGTCTATAACTTTTTGGTAGTATATTTTCTTCAATATGAACATTTTTAATATCTTCATCTTTGAATCTTAACTTTTTCTTTATTGTTTTTTTACGTCGCTCTAATATACTTGATGTATTATTTTCAATACTATCTTGGTCTGTATCTTCATCAAAAACAAGCATCGTATCTGGTGTTTTATTAATTGAATAATCTATATTACGCATGTTCCGCTGTCTTTCAACTGGTTCATGTCTTTCAACTGGGTCGCGTCTTTCAACTGGGTCGCGTCTTTCAACTGGGTCATGTCTTTCAACTGGGTCGCGTCTTTCAACTGGGTCGCGTCTTTCAACTGGTTCATGTCTTTCAACTGGGTCGCGTCTTTCAACTGGGTCTTTTTCATTTTTATCGTCTGCATTTGGTTCTTCATCTTCTGGTTCTTCATCTTCTGGTTCTTCATCTTCTGGTTCTTCATCTTCTGGTTCTTCATCTTCTGGTTCTTCTACTTCACTTTTATCGTTGTTGTCTACATCTTTTTCTTCTGCGTCTACATCTTCAAATGGGTCTTCTATTACATCGTCATATGGAACCCCGTTAATTAATTTAGGTGTTTCGACACGGGATATATTATTGTTAACATTTCCTAAATATTTATTTAATAATGATTTGATTGGCAATAATGACCGAACGGCATTTGATATACAGTCACCATTAATAATTAATGCATCTCTCATATTACTTTGTTTTTCTTTTACATCTCGGATTGATTTATCGTATAAATATGGATTTTTGTATATCTCACGCGCTACTTCAATATAACAACGATGAATAAAATGAGTTATCCGCGGAACACTAATATCTATTTTGTCATCGTCAGTATTGATTTTAACGGCAGTTAAAATCTTTGTATGACTAATAAATACGGCTGTAATAAGGTTATCTAACCATTCACAACCGGATACTTCAATAATTCTATTTGATTCATTCTCTATAATATCCTGATTCCATTTTGGAATATCTCGAAGAGATGTTTGGAAAACTGATAATACGTCCTCTGAATTATTGTTCTTACTTGCTTCGTCATATAAAGAATCAATCCCTTCATATAAACGAGGAATTAAAATATTCTGTAATTGTTTAGTATATTCATTCTTGGCATCAGTTATATAATTAATATCCATTAATTATAATGATATTAATTTTGGTAATAAATTACGCAATTTTATAAAAAAATATAGAAACAATCCCTTTAATACCCATTAAAGATACTCTGGACATCCTGGGGGAGTTCCTGTAAAGTAATCTTGTATGTATTCTCAATATCCCGCATAATCATCTTGTCATCTGTTCTGTTATAATCAGCAAAGTTAATAGAACACGCCTTACGACCATATCGACCACTTCGCCCAATACGATGAATATATACTTCGGTATCCTTTGGTAAGTCATAATTTACAACAAGTGACACTTGCTGGATGTCAATCCCACGAGATAGTAAATCGGTTGTAATAAGAACACGGACACTACCAGACTTAAATTCTGCGACAATCTCATTCCGGTCAGATTGTGTCATATCACCTGTTACACATTTAACGGGGAAATTATCATCATTCATCATATTTGTTAGAATATCGACCTTCTTTCGAGAATTACAGTATATAATAGATTGGTTAATATCTATCAACTCGTAAATCTCTTTCAATGCCGCATATTTATTGTGTTCTTCTAAAATAACATAATATTGCTGAATACCTTTCAGTGAAAGTTGTTCTTGTTTTACAAGAATTTTCAATGGATTCTTAAGAATATTACATTTCTCGATTAATTCAACCATCTCTTGTGGAATAGTAGCACTAAATAAGTGAACCCGTGCACTTTCAGGAATACTATGAACAATTTTTTGGATTTGATCATAAAATCCAATTGAAAGAATCTCATCTCCTTCGTCTAATATTAAATTCTTAATATGTTTCATATTAATCAATTTTCTAGTAATCATATCACATATTCTACCAGGTGTCCCAACAATGATTTTATTATTAATTTTATTATCAGTCTTATCCATATGATCAAATCGTCTATTATTACTAGTCCGTTGATTACCACCAATTGCTAGGTGAACACTAATAGTTTTGTGAAATTTAGATAGATTATTACACACTGTTTCTGTCTGTTTTGCAAGTTCTCTGGTAGGTGAAACAATAATAGTCTGAGGTGCATTAATTGATTTATCAATCAATTCAAGTGTTCCAATTACAAATGTACCGGTTTTACCAGTCCCCGAATGAGACTGTGCAATAAGGTCACGTCCTTGAAGCATTGGTTTAATCGCCTTTTGCTGAATACGCGATGGTGTTTCATAACCATATGCATATATACCTTTTAGTGTTTCTTCAGACAATCCAATATCTTCAAAACTATCATAATTAGTGATTTTTTCACTACAAGTGTAATCTCCAATTACAAATTCCACAGGAGCATCATCTGGATTAGCATCATTTAAATTATCAGTATTCATTATGAATATTAATAATAAATTCTTTTTAAATAATATTTACTTAATATCTATAAAACAAATATAAAATTAACCACATACATCATATTGATACATGGCAGATGTGAAAGAACCGCATACTGGCTGGGTATTTGGACAAGGTAGTTTATATGGTTTTGGTATCATATTATTAATAGCAGGTGTTGGAACACATGGGCGGTGATTATCTTTTGCTATTAGGCGAGTTGGAATTTGATATTCACCTGGGAATAAAACTTGTTCCTGAGGGTCAATACACAACGGTTGAAATCGATTCCAACCGGTTCCTCTAAGTGTATTAGGTGGATTACTAAGTCTAGTATCCTCGACATCAAAGTGACACGTTGGATAATCGATTAAACTACCATCGCCACATCGACCCCCATGTTTAACTGTCCCATTACTTCTGGTTTCTTTACATCCGGATACAACACCCTGTCCACATGGTTGTCCTTGATGACTACACCCACACTGTTGACATTTAGGTGCGTATTTATTAGAAGGACACCTACTAATTGGTCTATTAATATTCTTTAATTCACTGTCTATGTCAATTGGACCACCGTTAAAACGTAAGTCAACCCCTGAATTCATACTATTACCTGTTTTTTGTAATCTAATTCTTGGATTATCTTGATAACAAGACCCACATAAAACAGGTGTTCCTACTTGATATATACCAGGTCCAATGGATTCGTCAATAGTTTTTTTCTCTTCACATTTATCATATTTTAAACGGTTGAAACTCATATATTATATGTGTATATAATATTTTTATGAATTATAATATTTTTATGAATTATAATAGTTATATAATTATAATATTTTGATAAGTATATGAATCATGTAAATAATATATTATCAAATACAGTTATAAGATGTCACATTATACATAATATATATAAGGACTGTATAGAAAAAACTAATAATATATCTAATAATAACGAATGTTATTATATTAAAAATGAATATAAAAAATGTATGCAAGAATTTAATATAAGTAAATAGTAAAATGAAGAAAATAGCATTCTTATTTCTAACAAAGGATACGTTGAATAGAGTACAACTATGGAACAAGTATTTTAAAGGACATGAATTCTTATTATAATGGGTGTTACTGCAAATCTTCTAACTCGGCCAATCCGCTTGCGCCGCTAACTCCGCCAATTCTTGATATAACTGATTTACCATTTCTATATATTCATGGTTGACGGGGTTGCTGGGGTTGACGGGGTTGCCGGGGTTGCCGGGGTTGCCGGGGTTGTCGGGTACGTAGATGGGTGGGTGGTGGACGGTGATACTGTCGCCTTCAGGCGCGACGACTCGTTTACCAATCATTCTGAATATATTGTATACTATTAACAACCATCGATTTTTATTTTTATAAGTAATGTGTAAGAATTTAATATAAGTAAATAGTAAAATGAAGAAAATAGCATTCTTATTTCTAACAAAGGATACGTTGAATAGAGTACAACTATGGAACAAGTATTTT